TTCTCTTCTCCCTCCAGTACGCAGGCTCCAGCGGCTTCGACGCGCGCGTGAGCAACCCTGCTCCGCTGCCACCACGCTGGCGGCCATCAGCAGCGCGCCACGGCTGTGAGCTCGCGACCCCCGGCCAGCGCAACAGCTCCCGCTCGCCAACGGCTGTCACGGCCTCACGTGCACGCACCCCCCCTCGTGCTCCCCATCGCCGAGAGCTAGTCCTCACCACGCAAGTCACTCGGACTCATGGTCGCCTGCGTACGCTCGTGCACGCCCCAGATCCACCCGCCCCGCCTACCCCTGAGCAGACCCGATCCGCGAGTCCACTTCCTACCTGGAGACTCTCGAGCGTTCTTCCCTAATAGCATCCCTCGCACGTGAAACCCCCACTCCCCTACCACCACCCCCAGCCCCTCACCCTGACACTCGCGCTGCCTCACTCGCGCTCCCTCCGAGAAGCGCTGCCCATCGTCTCACTCCCTTCACTCAGGCGAACGCACCATGTTCCACCTGCCAGCGTGATGTTGTGTGTGTCCACAATAGAGAGTGACCGCGCTCCCTAGATCCCCCCGACCATAGCCGACGAGCAAAGACTCGACCTGCCCTATGTCAGAGACAAGACATGCCTGTTCATGCCCTAGTGAGCTCACGCCAGAGCGCTCCTGTACCTCGCCCCGGGCACTGCACTCCCGACGGCCTGCGCCCGAACGCGATACGTTAGTCATACTACAGCTGCTGATACCTGCTGATCCGCAGTACCCAGACCTGTATACGCGGCGCTCACAGCGATCCTGTCCCCGTGCTCCGAGGATAGACGTACCTATGTGGCACCGCCGCGTGCACGCACGGCGCGATACCCTCGGCGTCCTCCACGCCGCCCCTGGAACGCGGTGATCGGGCCGGGCCTGGCCTGCGTACTCCCACGATCACGATCCGACATATTCGGTCTGTGGAAGCCCGGCGGCATCACCGGGTCGCAGGGCTGGATCCACCGACGCGCCGCGCCCGGCGGCTTCGGGGGTCAGCCGTGAGCGGGGGTTCCTCGTACGAGGAACCGTTTTCGCAGGTCAACGCGCTGACGTGACCACTCTCGATCAGCGCGCCCGCCGGCCGCAGGGCCGCTCGCGCCCCCCCTGGCCGGCCGGACTCCGGCCCGGTGCTGGGCTCGACCACCCCGCGGATCTGGACGCGGACCCGCTGGTGGTCGGCGAGCCGGGTCCGTGCGGGTGCGGCTGCGCGCTGACCGAGCACAGTTCGCTGGGCTTCCAGGCCATCCGGTTCGCCTCGGACGTGCTGCGCGTGCGGCTGTGGCCCTGGCAGCGCTGGTGGCTGATCCACGCCCTGGAGCTGCGGCCCGATAGCTCGTTCCGCTTCCGCGTGATCCTGACCCTGGTTGCGCGCCAGCAGGGCAAGACCTGGCTGCTCAAGGTGCTCAGCCTCTGGGCGATGTACCTCGGGCACGTGCAGCTGGTGCTGGGCGCCGCGCAGTCCCTGGACATCGCCGACGAGTCCTGGAAGGGCGCAGTCGAGTTGGCACAGTCCACGCCCGCGCTCGCCGAGGAGGTTGCCTCGATCATCCGGGGCAACGGCAAGACCTGCCTGACGCTGGTCAAGCGGTCACGGACGACCGGCCAGGTGGTGCCCGACGAGATGGGCCCCGCGCTACCGCACGGTAGCGGCCACTCCGTCGGCCGGGCGCGGGCTGTCGGTGGGCCTGCTGATCCTGGACGAGCTGCGCGAGCACCGGGATTGGGCGGCCTGGGCCAGCCTGACCAAGACCACGATTGCCCAGCTCAACGCGCTCACCGTGCTAATCAGCAACGCGGGCGAGGACCGCTCGGTGGTGTTGAACGCGACCAGGGAGTCCGCGCTGGCCGCGATGGACGACCCGGACGCGGACGACTCGATCGCGCTCATGGAGTGGTCGGCGCCCGATGGCTGCGACCTGGACGACGAGGAAGCGTTGGCCTGCGCGTGCCCGACGCTGAACCTGCCCGGCTCCGGGTTCACCACCCGGGTGGCCGCCGGCATGCGCGCCGTCGAGCCGCCGGGGGTGTACCGGACCGAGGTGCTCTGCCAGCGGGTGTCCGCGCTGGACCCGCCGCTGGACCCGGTGGCCTGGGCGAACTGCGTGGATCACTCCGGCTCGCTGGTCACGGTGCGTGAGCAGGTCTGCGTGGTGGTCGACGTCGCCGAGGGCGGCGGACACGCGGTGCTGGCCGGCGCGGCGTGTTGGGCGACGGGCGGATCCGGTCGAGACGATGGCCGCGTGGAACGACGTCGAGACGATGCGCACCGAGCTGCCCGAGCTGATCGAGCGCATCCGCCCGCTCGACATGGGCTGGTACCCCTCGGGCGGGGCGGCCGCCTACGGCGCCGAGCTGCGCTCGCTGCGCCTGCGCACCCGGCGCGCGCTGGCGAAGGTGGTCGGTGAGCGGGGCGAGCGACACGTGCAGGAGTACGACGAGGACGAGCTGACCCGCCTGGTGGCCGGCATGGAGCGCGAGGCTGCCATGGGGTTCTCGGCGAAGGTGCGCGCCGGTCGGATCCTGCGCAGCCCGGACCCGCTGATGACCGCGCACGGCGCGGCGGCGGTGAAGATCCCGCGTCCGGGTGGGTGGACCTTCGGGCGCACCGACGGCGGGCACGTCACCGCGGTGCGCGCGGCGGCCGGCGCGGCGTACCTGGCCAGCTCGCGCCGCCACCGCCGCCGGTGCCGCGCTCGGCGGTGTTCTGATGCGCGCGCTGGTGGCCACCGCCGGCCAGGTGCTCGGCGCCGGCCTGCTGCTGGCGGGGCTGTACCTGCTGGCCGGCCTGGCGTGGGCGATGGTCGCGGCCGGTGCCGCACTGCTGGCGGTGTCGACGCTGGCCGAGATCGTGGCAGGTCCGCGCGTCGGCGTGCGATCATCCGCACCAGCACGACGACAGAGCGAGGGGTGAGCAGGTGGGACTGGGCGCGCTGCTGACCCGCAATCTGGTCTATGACGTCACCAATACCCAGTCCGGCGCGACCGACACCTACACGATCGTCACCGACGGTGGTCCGGGGATGTACCCGGACTGGAGCGCGGGCGCGTATCGCGGCCTACTCGGGATCCCGGCCGCCGACCAGGCCATGATGCTGATCGCCGGTCTTCTCGGGCGGGTGCCCTGGTGCGGCTACCGCAAGGTGGCCGGTAAGCGCCCGGTGAAGCTCGACCCGGAGCCGACCATCCTGGACTACCCGGCTGGCAGCTTCGAGATCCCGTTGCGGACCTGGCACGGCTGGGCGATGGACCGGATGGCGCACGGCAACGGGATCGGCCTGGTGGCCGCCCGCACGCCGGACGGCTGGCCGAGCGCCTACACCCCCGTGTCGGCCGAGATGGTCTCGGTGGCGCGCGCCGGCCAGGGGTGGATGCCGGCGGGGTTCGCCGAGGGCGAGATCGTCTGGTACATCGGCGGGCGGTACTACCACCAGTACGAAGTGATCCACTTTAAGGGCCCCTGCAAGCCCGGCGACCTGCGCGGGATGGGGGTGCTGGAGAACCACTTCGCCACGCTGGACCGATCCAGGAAGCTGGATCGCCAGGCGTCCGACGTGGACGCGAACGCGGTACCGACCGGCCTGCTCAAGTCGCTGAAACCCGGACATCACGCAGGCCGAGGCGACCGCGCTCAAGGATGCGTGGCGCGCCGCCCAGCAGACCCGCACGGTGGCCGTGCTGAACCCCTCTACCGAGTTCGAGCCGATCAGCTGGTCGCCGACCGACGCGCAGCTGCTGGAAGCCCGGCAGTACACCCTGACCGAATGGGCCAACATCTTCGGTATCGACTCGTCGTTTCCTCGGTGGTGACTCTCCGAAGGGACCTACGCGAAATCTGGAGGAAAAGGGTCTGGATCTGCTGCGATACGGACGACCTGGTGAAATGGTCGTGGAATTCGAGCAGACCTTGACCATGCAGCTCCCGCGCGGCCAGTACGTCAAGGCCAACATGGACTTCACGCTGCGGCCGAGCACGAAGACCCGCTACGAGACGCACGCGATCGGGATCGCCGGGGGCTTTCTCACCCCGGACGAGGCGCGCGAGCTGGAAGACCGCGACCCGCTCACCGAGCAGCAGCGCGCAGCAGATCCAGGCGGCCAACGCGAAGGCGCCCGCGGGCCCGGCCGGCCAGCAGTCCTCGGCACCGGTGATGCCGCAGTCCCCTGGCGAGGTGGCCAACCGGGTGCAGGCTGAGCTAGAGGTACTCGCCGTGCGCACGGCGCCGTCCGGACCGGGCGAGCAGCAGGACGAGACCGTCGACCCGGTGATCGTGTGGTTCGACGAGGCCGATGCGCTCGACGACGACGAGCCGGTTGCCGTCGAGGCCGACTTCACGCCGGCAGGCCCGGACCAGGCGCGTGCCGCTGACCTGTCCGGCGGCCGGCTCAAGGCTTACTGGACGACCGGGCCGGGCCTGGCGAAGTGGCGCACCTCGCCGACCCCGTGGCGCACGCTGCGCCGCCACCTGTCCAAGTACCTGTCCGGGCGCAAGCTGGATGCGACCACCTCGGCCTGGTACCGCATCGTGTTCGGAAGGCTGCCGAACGGATGAACGTCATCATCCCGGCCGGCCAGCTGGTGCAGCGCGTCCGATGGGGCGCGGTCTACCCGGCCGGGTTCGGTCCGGCTCCGATGCCGGCCGCGCGGGTGTGGCTGCACCATTCCGAGACCGTCTCGGCGGGGCCGAACGCGACGCTGGACGCGGACATCGCCACGGTGCAGGCGCTGGAGCGGACCGGCCAGGAGCGGTTCGGCGGCGGGATCAGCTACACGTTCGCGGTGTGCGAGTCGGGGCGGATCTTCGAGGGCACCGGGCCGACCCGGCGCGGCGCGCACACCAAGGGCGAGAACATGGTGGCGCGCGCGATCGTGCTGGTGGGCAGCTACATGACCCGCGAGCCGACCGAGCAGCAGCTGGCCGCCGTGGCGCTGCTGCTGGCGCGCGGTGCGCAGGCGGGCTGGTGGTGCCTGCCCGAGCTGGTCGGCGGACACCGGGACGCGCCGGGTGCGGCGACCAGCTGTCCTGGCGACCGCGCGTACGCGCGCGTACGGCAGATCAACGCGAGGCTGCGCGGTTGTGGGCCGCAGGGGAGGACGACGACATGTTCAGCGACGCCGACCGGGCCAAGCTCGACCGGATGCACCGGGAGCTGACCACCCCGCTGGCCAACCGGCGCGGCCCGAGCGGGCGCACGATCGTCAACGGCGGCCAGGACACGCCCGCGGGCTACGCGGCCAACGCCGACGGCATGGGCTTTCGCGCCGAGGCCGTGCTGGGCTCGTTGCTGCTGGCCCAGCAGCAGACCAACCGCGCCCTGGCCGAGCTGGCTGCGCGGATCGAGAGGATGGAAGGCCGATGACCGCTGGGATCCCCGGGACCAACGCGACCGACCCGAACCGACCCTACGGCGGCGAGTCGGTCTTCACCCGCAGGTTCCGCCCGCTGCTGGAGGTGCGCACCGTCGGCAAGGGCGGCGACGGGCGGGTGATCGAGGCATCGCCGTGCCCTACCTGCGCGAGCAGCGCATCGACCACACCCTGGTTGAGCAGTTCGCCCCCGGCGCGTTCTCCCACCAGCTGCGCGCGGCGCACGGGTGCCGTTCTCCTGGGAGCACATGACCCTGGGCGGCACCTTGGTCGGCAAGGCGATCGAGTTCCGCGAGGACGCGCTGGGCCTGTGGGGCGCCTACCGGGTGTCGAAGACCTCGGCCGGTGACGACCTGCTCGCGCTGGTCGGCGACGAGGTGCTCAGCGACCTGTCGGTGGGCTTCCGCGAGCGGGAGAATTTCCGCGAGGCCAACGGGACGATCACGCGCGTGCGCGCGGACCTGCGCGAGGTGTCGGTGGTGCTGGAGGGCGCCTACGGCGAGGGGGCGACGATCCTCGCGGTGCGTTCGGGCGAGCAGCAGGGACAGACCGCCTGGCGCCCGGAGCCGCGCCGGATCGACCAGGTCGACGCGCTGCTGGCGGGGATGGGCGCGCTGCCGGCGCTGCCGGAGTAGATGCCCGCAGCGCCTGGTCGGGGCGCTTCCCTTCCCGGACCATCCTCGGGCGGTGGCGTACCCGGCGGGCGCGGGTAGCTCAGGTAGCGGTAGGACAGCGGGGCCGTCGCTGTGACGGTCCCGCCCCGGCGTCCCGGTACGGCGCATTTGGAAGCCCGCCGCTGGCTCGTCGATCAGGGTAGCGCACCGCATTGGCCCACGACTAGCGCGTGACTTGCGCATGAACATGCGCTAGCTTGTGGGCTATGGCTCACGCAACGCTCACGATGCGCGGCACGGCGCCGCTGCTCATGCACAACACCCGCCTGGCCGACCCGCTCGACCCGATCGTGCGGGAGATGAAACCGATCATGGCCAAGCGGTCGCGCAAGACCGACGAGGATCGCGAGGCGCTGGCGCGCCTGGAATACGTCGGCGGCCTGTACTTCGACCCGGACGTCGGCCCGTTCGTGCCCGGCGAGAACGTGCGCCAGTGCCTGCGTGGAGCGGCTAAGCGCAGCCGGCGCGGAGACAAGGTGCAGGCGGGCGTGCTCATCCCGGAGCGGATCAATCCGCTGGGCTACACGGGCCCGCGTGACCTGGACGAGCTGTGGAAGGACGCGAACTTCCGCACCGTGGACTCGGTGGTGGTCGAGCGCAAGCGGATCATGCGCACCCGCCCCATGTTCCGGGACTGGGTGCTCTCCGTGGAGATCGAGTTCGACCCGGAGATCATCGACCGCACCGAGCTGGAGGAGTTCGCCCGACTCGCCGGGTCGATCGTCGGCATCGGGGACTGGCGCCCGGTGTACGGCCGGTTCACGGTGGAGATCGACGTGATGTCGCCGTTCACCCGGTCGGCGCCGTCGCGCGCTGGCGCACGCTCTACGACCTGCTGCGGGTGGCGAAGGTCGGCGAGGTGGTCACCTACGTGGCCATGGCGACCGCGCTGGAGCTGCACCCCGACCACGACCGCACGACCATCCAGCTGGCGGTGCGACGTGCCGTCAAGGAGCTGGAGACCGAGGATCGGCGCACCGCGCGCGCGGTGCCGAACAAGGGCTACGAGATCGTCGAGCCGGGCGTGCAGCTCGACCTGGCGCGCCACCACCAGAGCAAGGCCGGACGGGCGCTGGTGCGTGCGCAGAGCAAGGCGGTCAACGTCGATTTCAACGGCATGGACGCCAGCGTCCGCCAGGCGTTCGAGCTGGTCGGCCAGGCGCTGGCCGCGCAGATCGACTTGTCGCGCCGGCTCTCGGTGCGTACCGAGCGGCTGGAGAAAGCCCTGTCCAGCACGACCCAGCGCGGCGAGCGGACCGAGGCCGAGGTGGCCGCGCTGCACGAGCGGCTGGCGAAGCTGGAGAAGCTCGTCAGCGAGTAGGACCCGGCTCGGCATGGCACGGCGGGGCATGGCAGTGCTGGGCAGGGCGAGGCCGGGCGCGGCAAGGCGAGGCAGGGACGGTTGGGCGAGCGGCACACACCCGGGTTCGAGTCCCGGACGCCCGCGCGAGGCCGGGCGGGACTAGGCACAGCATGGCAAGGCAGGGCGAGGCCAGGCACGACGCGGCGAGACGTGGCATGGACTGGGCGAGTCATGGCCAGGTATGGCCAGGCTAGGCAAGGCGCGGCATGGACGGTTGGGCGAGCGGCACACATCCGGGTTCGAGTCCCGGACGCCCGCGCGAGGCAGGGCGGCATGGCATGCGCGGCTGGGCAAGGCAGTCAGGCTAGGTCAGGCAGGGCACGGCGTGGCTCGACGTGCGCGGCAGGGACGGTTGGGCGAGCGGCACACATCGGGTTCGAGTCCGGACGCCCGCGCAGGGCGTGGTCGGCTGGCATGGCGTGGCTCGGTCGGGCCAGCAAGGCGGGCAAGTCAAGGCGAGGCGTGGCACGGCGAGGCACGCTGGGCCAGGCCAGGAGGTGGGCGAGCGGCACACATCGGGCGAGTCCGGGCGCCCGCGCAAGGCGCGCCCGGCATGGCACGGCGAGGCAGGCAGGTCAGAGCTCGGTGTGGCACGGCTTGCAGGGCGTGGCCAGGCAAGGCAGGGCATGGACGGTTGGGCGAGCGGCACACATCCGGGTTCGAGTCCCGGACGCCCGCGCTGGGCGCGGCTGGGCTAGCGTGTCAGGGCACCGCTGGGCAGGGCATGGCCAGCCTGGACGAGGCAAGGCCGGGCCAGGCAAGGCAGGGCCGGCGTGGCGTGGGCGCGGCTGGGTAGGCAAGGGCAGGGCCATGGCGTGGGAACGGCCCCCGGGCTTCGGTCCGGGGGCCGTTCGTCGCTCGCTGGCCAGCGCGAACGTAGATCAGCTACCCTCGCGCCAGCAGCACCGAGGTCGACACCCCTCACCGAGGCCGGCACCCCGCGAGAGCGGCACCCTGGCAGGTAGGTAGGCACCCCGACACGTAGGTGGGTCGAGTCCATCCCCATCTGTCGGGAGTCCCCGTGCCCAACCCGTACCTGCAGTCCCTGCACGACAAGTACACCCAGCTCCAGACCGCCATGGCTGCGGTCAAGGAGAAGGCCGTCACCGAGAACCGCGACCTGTCCGAGGACGAGCTGACCTCGGTGCGCGGCATGGCCGAGCAGGGCGCCCCCCTGCTGCGCCAGATCGAGGACCTCACCGAAGTGGAGCTGCGCGACCGCAAGGTCCAGGAGCTGGCCGCCCAGGTCCAGGGCGACGCGACCGCCGAAGCGGTGCGCGCGCGCACCGACCCCGAGCTGACCTCGGTCACCCGCACGCGCCCCGGTGCGCAGCCGCTCGCGCGCACGCAGGACCGCGACCCCGGGCACTACACCCGGTCGGCGCGCAATTCGTTCTTCGGCGACCTGCACCGGTCCCGCCACGGTGACGACGACGCGGCGCGCCGGCTCGCCGAGCACAACCGCGCGCTGACCACCGGGTCCGCCGGCGCCGGCGTGGTGCCGCCGCACTGGTTGACCGACGAGTTCGAGCTGTTGGCCCGCCAGGGTCGGGCGCTGGCCTCGGCGGTGCGCAACATCGGGCTGGGCAGCGATCCGCGCCCGATCACCCTGCCGAAGCAGACCACCGGCACCGACGCCGAGATCGTCGAGCAGTCCGCGGAGAACGACGCGACCGAGGATGACGACGCCTGGGCCTCCAGCACGGACACGGTGACGCCGAAGCCGACGGCGGGTATCCAGATCGTGTCCCGGCAGATGCTGGACATGTCCAGCCCGGCGATCGACCTGCTGATCTATGGCGACATGCTGGCCGCGTACAACCTCAAGATCGAAAAGAAGGTCGGCGCGGCCATGGTGACGGCCGCGTCCAGCGCGGTGACGACCTTCGCGACCGAGGCCGCCTTCCAGACCGACCAGGACGCCTACGACGCGGTCATCGATACCTCGATCGCGGTGCGCAACGCGCGCAAGCTGCCCGCGGACCTGATCGCCATGGGCATTGTCAGGTACGGCGAGTTCCTCAAGCTCAAGGACGCCGACGGCCGCCCGCTGATCGTCGAGAACTCCATGGGCCCGATGAACGCCATCGGAGTGGGCACCGTGCAGGTCGACGGCCGGCTCGGCGGTCTCGGGATCATCGCCACCGACGGCGTGTCGACCGGCAGCTACCCCGAGTCGGTGATCGTCGCCCGCGCGGCGGACACGATCCTGTTCGAGTCCGACACCCTGCGCTTCCGCTACGAGGAGCCCCTCGGTCCGGAAGCGTCAAGCTCGGGCGTCTGGGGCTACAGCGCGGTCATCGTCCGCCAGGCGGGCAAGAGCGTGAAGCGCTTCGTCGTGACGGCGGCCAGCTGATGGCAGCCATCAAGGCGCCGGCTCGCACGGGCGACCTGTCCGGCGATATGCGGGCGGTCACCTTCCGGGTCGGCACCGGCACGCTGGCCGCCCGCCAGTCGGCGATCACCTCGCCGACCGGCGGCGGCACGGTCGACACGCAGGCCCGTACGGCCATCGACACGATCATCACCGTGCTCGAAACCTTCGGCATGGTCACTCCGAACTGAGGGGCTGACCATGGCGTTCGTCGTCCAGAAGGTCACGGTGCTGGGCACCTTCCCGTCCAAGCTGATCTACACGGCCGGCGCGGACGACCAGGAGGTGCGGCTGTTCACCAGCTCGTCCTACGGGGTGTCCATCGGTGGCTCAGCGCTGCTCAGCGCGTCCGACGGGATCTCGTCGGACGCGCTGGACGGCTGGATCGCGGTCACCGCCGGAGACGAACTCTGGGCGGTGCGCGACTCCCCCGGCGACGCGATCGTGACCCTGCTCGTGCGCAGCGAGACCGCATGAGCTGGCCGCCGAGTCTGGACCTGCTCAAGCGGGACCAGAAGATCACCGACACCCGCGACGACGCGCGTCTACAGGACATGCTCGACGCGGCGGTGGCCTACGTGGAGCGCTTCCACGACGGGCGCTACGACTTCGGCGAGGTGCCCGAGGACGTCACGGCCGCTCCGCTCCCCATCCCGGACGCCGACATGGCGCTCGGGACCGTCCGGCTGGCCGTCCGCTGGAGCGCGCGCGGGCGGTCGCCGGACGGGATCGTGCAGTCCGGCGAGCTGGGCACCAACCGGGTGCCCAGCTTCGACGCCGACATCGACCGCAAGCTGCGGATGGGCAAGCACGCACCGTCGGTGATCGCATGAGCGCGCCGGGCCAGCTCACTCCGGCCGAGCAGGCGATCGGCTCGCAGACCGCCACGTGGGCGGCGCGCGAGGCGCTGCTGAGCGCCTGCCTGGCGGTGCCGGACCTGCGCGCCTACCAGGCCGGTGACGGCCTCGAACCGCCGGCGGTGCTGGTCAGCCCGCCGCAGCTGACCTGGAAGACCGCTTCGTCTCAGCCCAGCGAAGCGGTCTTCCAGGTCGTCGTGGTGGTGGGCGCGTCCGACCGCGCGCTGGAGCAGCTCGACGCGCTGGTGCCGCAGGTGGCCGAGGCGATCGACGGGTCCGGGGTCGGGGTGGTCCGGACGGCCGAGCCGGGCACCTGGGACGTCGGCGCCATTTCGCTGCCCGCCTATTTCATCGAAACGGAAGTAGCGCTATGACCGCTGCACACAACCGCAAGCTTCGGGAGATGACCGTCACTATCGGCGGCGTCTCTTTCGAGAACCAACTGGTGACCGCCGAGATCCAGAACAACACCGACGACGGCACCGTTTTCCACACCTTCGGCGGGGACGACGGCAGTTTTGTCGAGGCAGCCGACGACTCGTACGCGCTGAACCTGGTCATGTACTCGGACTGGCGCAGCGCGGGGGTCTCGGACTGGCTCTGGGACAACGACGGCGAAACCGTCGACTTCACGCTGGTGCACCACCCGAACACGGTCGGCGAGACCGTGCAGTGGGACGGCGAGGTGCTGATCAAGGCACCCACGGTCGGCGGTGAGGTGCGCACCACCGAGCAGACCTCGGTCGTGCTGCAGTGCCCGGCCAAGCCCACCAAGTCGCGTCCGTAGGAGGACCTCATGGCACTCACCTCGTCTGTGCGCCTCGCCCTGCAGGGCGTGCAGCAGAACACCGTTGATCTCGGCACCTCGCAGGCTCGGCGGACCGTCGAGCTGGCGGTGAGCCTGGCGGCCGGTACCGGCGCCGGGCAGGCCGACCTGGTCTTCGCCGACACCCGCTCGCTGGCCGCGTCCGGAACCGAGGATCTCGACCTGGCGGGCGCGCTGGCCGACGCGTTCGGCACCGCGCAGGTTTTCGCGCGGGTGAAGGCCATCGCGATCAAGGCGGCCAGTGGCAACACCAACAACGTGCAGGTGACCAGGCCGGCGTCCAACGGCTTTCCGCTGTTCATGGCGGCATCCGACGGTATCGCGCTGCGGCCGGGGATGATGTTCGCCGTCGCCGCCGGCTCGGCCGATGCCACCGGCCTCGCGGTCACCGCCGGCACTGGCGACCTGCTCACCATCACCAACTCCGCCGGATCCACCACGGTGAGCTACGACATCGTGATCCTCGGCTGCAGCGCATGATCAGCTACCGCTGCACCCCCGAGGACGGGGACGCCTACGACCTGGTGGCCGACTCCCGCGACATCCTGGAGTGGGAGCTGGCCAAGCCGTCGCGGTACTTCGGCCAGCTGCAGGCCAAGCCCGCACTGGCCGACCTGGTGGAGATTGCCTACTTCGCCTCGCGCCGGCGCAAGTTCTGGACCGGCGAGTACGGCGAGTTCCGTCGCCAGGTGCAGGTCGAGCCGACCGCGGGTTCCGAGGGAGCCGGCGTCATGGACCCTACCCAGTCGGAAGTCTGAGGCGACTGATCGTGCAGCTCGCTCTGACGACCGGGATCCCGGTGGTGTCGTGGCTCGCGGGTGACCCGCGAGACATCGACACGGCGCTGGCCATCCTGGTCGAGCAGCAGGAGCGGCGCGATGGCCCGTGACTTCCTGGACATCAAGGTGCGCGGCGCGCGCGAGGTGATGCGCGCGCTGGAGCAGCTGCCCGCCGACGCGCAGCGCGAGGCGCGCCGAGGCGCGGTCGAGCTGTCGCGCGAGCTGGCGCGCATCGTGCGCGCGGCTGGGCGGGCGGACACCCGCCAGAGCGCGCGGGCCGCGCGCACCGTGCGCACCGCGACCGCGGGCACCAACCCGGCCGTGACGGCCGGGCCGCACCCGCTGCTGTTCGGCAGCGAGTTCGGGATCAAGCGCCGGACCGGCTGGTATGCCAAGCCCCAGTACCGGGGCGTCAGCCCGTTGCGCACCTTCCGCCCGCACCGGGGTAACCAGTCCTACTGGTTCTTCAGGGCCCAGGATGCGGCCGCCCCGCAGATCCGCCAGGCGCACCAGGAGATGGTTGACGCGATCGTGCGCAGCTGGAGCGCGTAGTGGCATCGGTCAGCAGCGTTATCAGCATCACGATCGCCGCGTCGGTGGTCGGGGTGGAGCGCGCCGCGCTGCGAGTGCGTGCGGCCGTGCGCTCGATGAACGAGGCTGTCGAGGAGAACGAAAAGGTTCTCGACAAGTCGACCGCGGCCGTGAAGGCGTTCGCGGGCGTGGTGACCAAGCTGGGCGCGATCGGCACCGTCGCGCCGCTGGTTGCTGGCGTGACCACCTCGCTGGTCAGCCTGGCGCCGGCGGCTTTCGTGGCCGTGGGCGCGATCGGCGCGCTGGTGGCGGCCAAGGCGACCTTCAAGCTGGCGACCGCGGGGTTCGCCGACGCGGTCGGCGGGGACGCCGACGCGCTGGCCAAGCTGGCGCCGGCGGCACGCGAGACCGTGCGCGCGATCGACGATCTGCGCCCGGCGTTCGACGAGCTGCGCCGCGCGACCCAGCAGGAGTTCTTCCAGGGCTTCGCGGATGACCTGCGGCTGATCGCGGACACGCACCTTCCGACGCTGCGTCGCGAGCTGCCGCAGATTGCCCGGCAGTTCAACCTCATGGGGCGCGAGGCCACCAAGGCGCTGACCACGCCAGCCGCCGCCGAGGACATCGAATCGATCCTGCAGTCGACCACCAAAACGCTGGGCAACATGACCGGCGCGCTGGGCAACGTGGCGGCGGGGATCCTCGGCATCGCTGGGGTCGGCGCCACCCACCTGCCCCGGCTGGGCTCGGCGATCGACGACGTGGCCGCGCGGTTCAACCAGTGGGTCCAGGAATCCGTCGAGAACGGCGAGCTGGAAGCCATGATCGACCGGGCGCTGGAGGGGTTCGCGAACCTGGGCACGGCGGCCACCAACATCGGGCGGATCATCGGCGCGGTCTTCACCGGGTTGTCCCAGGGCGCCGGCCAGGACTTCCTGACCACCCTGGCGCAGATCACCGACACCTTCGCCGACTTCGTGGAGAGTCCGGCGATCCAGGAGGCGCTCGGCGCGCTGGGCAAGGTCTTTACCGACATCGCCGCCGTGGTCCGCGAGGTCTTCCTGACCGCGCTGCAGGAGCTGGCGCCGATCGTCGTCGAGCTGGCGCCGCTGATCTCCGAAATCGCCGAGGTGGTCGGGGCGGCACTGGTCAACGCGTTGCAGATCGTCGGGCCGCTGTTGCGCGACTTCGCCGCCTTCCTGGCGGACAACAAGGAGATCATTGCGGATCTCGCGCCCCTGGTGGTGGGGCTCTGGGCGGCGTTCAAGGGCTACACGATCGTCACCACCGCAGCCACGGCGCTGGGGCCGCTGGTGACCCGGCTGGGCGGGCTGTCGCGGATCCTGCGGGTCGGCGGGCTGATCGTCGGGTTGGGCGCGGTCGCGGTCGAGGTTGACAAGATCAACCAGGCGGCGGCGCGGGACGAGGGTCGCCCGCTCACCGACATGGAAGACAACCTCGCCGACATCGTCGGCGGGGGCCGCCAGATTGCCGAGCTGGACTTCCCGGGGATCTTCGCCGACATCGGCGACGAGATCACCCAGCTGCGCACCGGGTTCCTGGAGGGGACCTCGCCGATCGGCGCGTTCAAGGACAAGTTTCTTGAGCTGAACCTCACCGTGCGCGACTTCTTCGTCGATGCCGGCCAGCGGGTCATCGGGTTCTTCACCACCGACCTGCCGAACGCCATCAACGGGATTGCCGACAGCATCGGGACGTTTTTCTCCACGACGCTGCCGGACACGTTCTCCAATGGGCTGGACGCGACCGGCGACGCGGTATCTACGTTCTTCACCACGACGCTGCCCAACGCCGTGTCCGACGGAGTCTCGGTGGCCTTCACGGCGGTGACCGACTTCTTCACCGACCTACCCCGCAAGGTCGGCTTCGCCCTCGGCGAGGTCATCGGGCACGTGATCAATTTCGGCCAGTCCGTGGTCGACATGTTCCTCAACCTGCCCACCCGCGTCGGGGAGATCTTCGACAGCTTCTCCGACACCGTGGTGGACGAGGCCGAAGAGGCCGGCACGGACTTCCTGGACACCACGACGACCTGGTTCGACGACACGGTGGCCTTCCTGGCCGAGCTGCCGGGCAAGGCCGGCACGGCCATTGCCGACTTCGTCACGGTCGCCGTGCAGACCGCCACCGACGCAGGCTCGTCCTTCCTGGCCGAGACCCAGCGGCTGGTGGACGCGACGATCGCGTTCCTCGCCGAGCTGCCCGGCAGGGCCCAGGCCGCGATTGCCGACTTCGTCACGGTGGCCGTGGCGACCGCGCAGGACGCCATGAACGGGTTTTTTACCAGCGTCGTGGCCATCTGGACGCAGGTGCAGATCTTCCTGCAGTCCATCCCGGGCCGGATCCAGCAGGCCATCGGCTACCTCGGAAACCTGCTGTTCAACGCCGGGCGCGACCTGATCGACGGACTGGGGCGCGGGATCCGGGCCGCCTATCAGGGCCTGCTCGACTTCGTCGGCGGCATCGCGGACGGGATCGCCTCGGTCAAGGGCCCGCTGTCCTACGACAAGATCGTTCTTGTGCCGCACGGCGAGGCGCTGATGGCCGGCCTGGAGTTCGGCATCCGCACCGGTGAGGAGCGGGTTCTCCAGTACGTCGCCGGGACGGCCGACCGGATCGCCTCGGCGACCCAGGCCGGCCTGGGTGCCAGCGGCCTGGGCTCGGCCGCGCAGGAGGCGCTGAGCCGACTCAACAGCGGCGGCTCGCTGTTCGAGGACTTCACCTTCCGGGGGCAGTCGGCCAACCTCGGGCAGTTCAACGACGCGCTGGTCGATCGGTTCAAGGCGTCCGGCGGCGGGGACGTGCGCGCCTTCCTGGAGGCGATCGTGGCCAGCGAGCAGCGCGCCGCCGCGCCGGCGGTGGCTGGCTCGCCGGGCGCCGACGAGCCGGGCATCCAGGTGCGGGTGTTCATCGGCCAGCGTGAGCTGACCGACCTGGTGCTGGAGATCGTGGGCGCCCAGGACCGTACGACCGCGCAGCGCCTGCGCGCGGGCACGGGCACGACGTGGTGAGGGTGGGGATGTAGATGGCCACCCGGCAGAACCTCTGCATCGTCCCGGCGCTCAAGGTCGACGACGGGGCGCCCGGCGCGCCCTGGAACGATCTGACCCCGGGCGACTGGGCGCGCACCGCGAGCGCGCACGCGAGCCTGCCGCGCTCCACGGCGTTCGCCGGGACGACCGCCACCAACCTGATCTGCTCGCTGGCCACCGGGGCGAGCGCGGGCAAGTACTACGTCGTCTCGGTCAGCGTGCGCGCGGTGGGCCCCCAGACGGGCGTGCTCAACATCGACTGGAAGACCTCGGGCAACGTCTTCATCTCGACCACCAACGGCGCCGGGTCCGACTACGGCGAGTTCAACCTGTCCGGCAGCTCGACCACCCGGGTTGCCGTGCTCGGCCAGGCGCCCACCAATACGGCGCGAGTGGTGCCTGTGCTGGCCGGCATGGACGCCGGCGGCGCGCAGGCCACCGCCTGCATGATCCGTGAGTTCGACACGCTGGTGGACGCCGAGGTCGCGCTGGAGCTGGACCGGCTGGCCGCTGAGTACTTCGACGGCGACTCGGACGGCGCCAGCTGGGACGGCGCGGACGGCGAATCGACGTCGACCATCGTGCTCGACGAGCCTCCGCAGCTGCTCGCCGAGCTGCCCGGCCCGAGCGCGGTACTAACCCCGCAGGTCACGATCACCGCAGTCGAGCTGACCGCCGCGCTGCCCTCTCCGGCGGCGGCGATCGGCCTGCTGGTCTCGGCGCTCTACGACGACCGGCGCGGGCGCATCCGGGTCAGCGCGCAGGGTCTGGCGGCCACCGTGGTGCGCGCCGTGGTCTCGCACCGCAAGGCCGGCACGACGTCATGGAGCGAGGTGCGCGGCGGGCGGGTCCCGGTGGTGGATGCGGCGTTCGCGCGCACCGTGGACGACTACGAGTTCTCCTCGGGCGCCACGATGGAGTACCGCATCCAGGGCCTGTCGACCCAGGAGGGCGAGCCGGACGCGGTGGTGCAGACCCGGATCATCGACGTCGGCCCGGTGCTCGAACGGGTGTGGATCAAGTTCATTGCGCGTCCGTTTTTGAACCGCCGCGTCGAGCTGGTCGGCTGGTCGGCGGTCCGGCGCCGCTCCCGCGCGGCGCGCTACGACGTGGCCGGCGCGAAGCTGCCGGTCGTCACCACCGACAAGCACCTCGGCCGGGAGTTCTCCGTCGACGTCGCGGTGCACTCGGTGGCCGACCGGGACACCCTGGACAACGCGCTGTCCGACGGCGTGCCCATCTTCCTGCACACGCCGAGCACGGTGGCCTGCCCGACGATCTACGCGTCGGTGGGCGACTACGAGTACGTGCGTCCGGCCAGCAGGTCCAGGCGCTCGATCTTCACCATCCCGCTGGTGGAGATTGCCGCCCCGCCGCCGTCGGTGGTCGGGGTCGGGCTGACCTACGCGGTGCTGGCCACGCAGGCCGGCACCTACGCCGACATCCCGGGGCTCTACCCGACCTACGCGGACATGGGGTGAGCACCGGTGGTCTATGACGTCAGCGCACGGTTCCGCCAGACGATCGTCGGCAGCCACCTGGTCGCCGTGCGCGCGCAGCTGCTGGAGACGATCCAATTCGGCGCGGCGCCGACCGGCGGCACCGTGCTGCCGTTGCTCGGCGGCGGGTTGAGCTTGTCGGCGTCCACGGACATCAAGGGCAGCCTGCGGGTCACCGTGCCGGCGGACTACTGGGTGGCCGTGCAGCCCTACGGCACCGAGATCTTCGTCGAGCGCGGCATCGACTACGGCGACGGCACCAGCGAGTTGGTGCCGCTGGGCTACTACCGGATCCAGGACGTCGAGCAGACCGACGAGCCGTTCGGGGCGGTCAGCGTGACCGCCGACGACCGTACGGCCACTCTGCAGGACGTCCGGGTGATCTACCCGTACCAGGTGCCGCCGGCCACCACGCACCGCCAGATCTTCGAGCGCCTGGTGAACGGCACGCTGGATGGCGCCGAGGACGAGTCGGGGACCTACGGGATGTACCCGGTCGGGCCCGACGTGCCGATCGACTGGGACGACGCGGGCTACGACCCGGACGAGGCCACGGTGGCCAGCGGTCTGACCGTGGACGACTTCGTTTACGACTTCCTGGCCAAGCTGGTCGACAGCCAGAACGCGGTGATCGCCTTCCGGCCGACCGGCGAGCTGGCGGTGATCGCGCGCGAGCCGGACCCCGAGGCGCTGGCCGTGCTCACCGTGCGCCCGGGTGATGGCGGCACCCTGGTGCGCCAGAGCCGGCGGACCAGCCGCAAGGGCGTCTACAACATCGTTCGCACGACCGGCTCGGATCCCGGCTATGCCACCGGGTACAGGTTGGCCTACATCGCCGACACTGCGTCGCCGCTGTTCTGGGCGGGCCGGATGGGCGCGCTGGTGCGCTACTACGCGTCTCCGTTGCTGCGCACCAGCGAGGCCGCCGCCGAGGCCGCCCTGTCGATCCTGGCGCGTTCCACGGGCCTGCCCACCGAGCGGTCGCTGTGGACGGTGCCGGACCCGTCGCTGCAGCCGTTCGACAAGATCAACAGCATCGGCAAGGACGGGGTGCCGCTGACCCACATCATCGACGGGATCGACATCCCGCTGGTGGTCGGCGAGGGCAACGCCGAGCTGCAGATCCGCACGCGCACCACCAACCCGGTCGGCGAGGTGGAGAACGACCCCACCCCGCCGCCGCCGCCGGACCCGGAGGACCCGCCCGGCGAGGATCCCGGCTCGGGCGATCCCGGGGGCGGACCCGGCGGCAGCCCGGACCCGGCCGACGGCACCCAGCAGGCGGTGCTGGGCGGGTGGGGCTCGGTCATCGCGGGTGACGAATTCAACGACGACACGATCGACACCAACCTGTGGGGCCTCTACTACGCGCCGGGCCACGCCGGCAACGGGCTGCGCCGGCCAAGCGCGTTCTCCCAGTCCGGTGGGGTGCTGCGCATCCATGGCGAGAACAAGGTCAGCGGCGGCGCGGCGTTCAAGCGCAGCTCGTACGGCTACCGGGTCGAGTGCCGGACGCGGGTCTACCACACCGGTGGCGGCACCAACGACCGCTATCACCCGGTGCTCATCCTCTGGCCGAGCAATGACCAATGGCCAGCCGGTGCTGAGTATGACTACTTCGAGACCTTCGAGGGCACGGGCGAATTCAACCTCTATATGCACCTCCCGAACCACCAGCCGTACACGCAGGACATCTACACCGAGGCGCTCGACATCCAGAATTGGCACAACTACGCGTGCGAGTGGAACCCGCAGGCCAGGACGCTCAAGGCGTGGATCGACGGGCGCCTGGTCTACAACGGGAGCGGTCGGGTCGCCGACGCGCCGTTCCCGATGCACCCCACTTTCCAGCTCGATGACTTCGGCGGCAACCCGCGCCCGGCGAATTTCGAGATGGCCTGGATCCGCATTTACAACAAGCCCAACGGGGGCGGCTGATGACCTTCCCTGGACTATCCAGCGACACCGCGCGCGAGCTGCTGGGCGCGCCCGATGGCGGCACCCTGCTGGTCTACGCCGGCTACATGACCGAGTGGAACCCGACCACCCGCGAGAACGTCGTGGCCGGCGGCGCGCAGACCTTCGTCAACCTGCACATGATCAACCCGACCGCGCTGGCCGTCGGGCCGGTGCTCTTGATCGACACCCCAGCCGCGCCGATCATCCTCGGACGGATCTACAACGCCGAGCCAGCACCATGAGGGAGGGGCGATGACCGCAGCGCTCTACGAGCCGCTGGCCAACATCATGCTGGACACGCTCGGCGCCACCGGCGCGGAGTACGACTGGCTGCAGCTGCATACCGGCGACCCGGGTGCGGCCGGCACCAGCAACATCGCCGCCGAGTCGACCCGGTTCCAGGTCGTATGGGACACGGCGGCGGACGGGTCGATCCAGCCGACCACCGAGGTGGACATCACCACGGTGGCGGCCACCGAGACCTGGCTGTTCTTCACCGCCTGGACGCAGTCCACCGGCGGCACGGTCGGCCTGGTCGGCGTCGTCTCGGTGGGATCGGTGACCGCCGGCGCCGACGTCACCTTGCCGCCGGAAAGCATCACCGTGACCTTCCCGCTGAAGACCTGAAGGGCCGACCATGGGCGAGACGACGCGGTGGGACCTGCGCTACCCGGAGCCGGGCGACGAGACCAACGTCCCGTTGGACCTGGCGGAGCTGGCCGAGGACGTCGAGGACGCGCTGGGCCGGGCGTTCGCGTGCACGTCGAGCACGCGGCCTACCGGCGTGCCGGCGGGCTTCCTGATCTACGAGACGGACACCGACCTGGTACTGGTCTACGACGGCGCCGGCTGGATCGGCACCGGCTCGGGCGGGTCCGGCGGAGGTGGCGGCGGGTCGGCGGTCGGCGGGCGCTGGTCGGCCGGGTCGAGCGCGCAGTCCATCCCGAACACCACATCCGGGCCCGGCACGATCGTGGCGTTCGGCACCGTCGTGTCCGGCTCGGGCATCCCGGCGCCGGCTGGCGTCACCCGGACCACCGAGGGCGCCGGCCACAAGTTCGCGCTCTCGGACTCCGGGATCTGGTCGGCAGCCGCGTCCGCGCGGGTGGCCAGCTCGGCGGCGGCGGGTGAGATGAGCCTGTCCCTGTGGGCCGACCTGGCCGGCGGCACCAGCTTCGACTACAACATCAGTCCGGACGGCGGCCGGCGCGAGGGTCTGCCGCGCTCGCTGAACGCCGGCAAGCCCACCTACCTGCCCGCGGGCACCACGCTGGTCGCCTACCTCTACAACGGCACCGGGACCACGCGGACCCTGGAGCCGAACTCCGGCGCCTGGGTGCACATGGACATCTGGCGGGTGGGCTGATGGCCGAGGTGGGCGCCCTGCTGGAGCGGCTCGACGTCGTGCATCTGGCTGGCACGCCGTTCGAGCTGCCGGTCCCAGTGCTGCAGGGCGACGGCACGGCCACCCCGACGGCCTCGGTCACCGACGCCCGCGCGCACGTGCGTGCCTCGGTGGACTCGGACGTGATCCTCTACGTGTTCTCGGTCGACGACGACACCATCGAGCTGGTCGACGACGGCGGCGAGTCGGTGGTGCGCCTGCACGTCGACTCCGCCGAGACCGACGAATGGCAGCTGCTCTGGCCGGGCCGCGATGGTCGCGCCGTCGTCTGGTGGGACCTGGAGATCACCACCAGCGACGGCGCCGAGCAGATCATCGCGCCGTCCACCTTCACCCTCTACCACCAGGTCACCCGCTGACCGATCAGTAGGAGCTGCCCCCGATGACGATCACCCTGTCCACCACCCTGCGCAACGCGCTGGCGGACCTGCTGGCGGACTCGCTGGACGGCGGGTCCGGCGCCGGCTACGTCGAGATCCGCTCCGGCACCCGCCCGGCCGGGCCCGGCACCACGGCCACCGGCACCCTGCTGGCGACCGTGGTGTTCGCTGACCCGGCGTTCGGCGCGGCCAGCTCGGGCGCCTGCACGCTGACCAACCCGGCCAGTGTCGATGCGGTCGCCACCGGCACGGCCACCTGGTGCCGGTTCTTCACCAGCGATGCGACCGCGCTGTTCGACGGCCGGGTCACTGCGACCGGGGGCGGCGGCGACATCACGCTGGAGGACACGGCGCTGGTGTCCGGCGAGGCCGTCGACATCACCGGTGGCACGCTGACCCAGCCGGCCGGGACGGCCGACTGACATGCGCCGGGCGCTGATCATCTGGCCGGACTCCCCCGACTGGCCAGCGGTCGACGAGATGACCTGGGTGGACTGAGCCATGTCGGTTCGCCTGGACGCGTCGACCGATCAGCTGACCCGGGCGAGCCCGCCGAGCCCGGCGTCGGGCATCACGATGGTTGCGACGGTCTACAACAGCGTCGATCAGGACGAGTTCGCCACGATCGGGCGCATCCACGCGTCCGGCTCTACCATCCTGACCTGGGCTAGCTCGGGAGACGGCACCGGCGGACCGAACTACTTCACCGGCGGCGGGACCGTCACCAACAGCGAGGGCCTGCCGGTCGGCGAGTGGCGCAACGTCGCGGTGACCTGCACGGGCACGTCGGCGCAGTCGCTCGTGCGCAACCCCGGGTTTTCCACCGAGGTGGACTCGGGCACGGTGTCGTCCTCGGGGACGCCGACGCAGCTGGCCATCGGCGGGCGCGGCGGTGGCGACACCAGCGAGTGGTGGAACGGCCGAATCGTCTACTTCCGGGTGTGGACGGCCGTGCTCAGCCAGTCCGAGATCGAGGCCGAATGGGACTCGGCGACCCCGGTGCGCACGTCGGGCCTGTGGGCGGACTGGCCGCTCACCGTGCACACGGATCTCACCGACCACTCCGGCAACGGCCGGGACCTGACCGCCGGCTCGACGGCCGTCACCACCGAGGCCGACCCGACGCTGCCGGACGCCGGGACGACCGGCGAGCTGGCCGCGTCCATCCCGCTACAGACGGTCTCGCTGCCCGGCGAGGTGATCGTGGGCGGCGCTGTCGCGGTCTCGATCCCGCTGCAGACCCTCGCGCTGCCGGGTGACGTGGTGGTGGGCGGTCAGGTCGCCGTGTCCATTCCGCTGCAGACCCTCGCGCTGCCGGGCGACGTCGTCACCGGCGGGGCTCTGGCCGCGTCGATCCCGCTGCAGCAGCTCGCCCTGGCTGGCGAGGTGGTCACCGGCGGTGCACTGGCCGCGTCGATCCCGCTGCAGGCCGTCCACCTCTTCGGCGCCGAGACCGTGGCGCTGGTGCGCCCGTTGCGCGCGGGGACGGCCACGAAGACCGCCGGCCGCCGGGCCGGTGCCGCCACGAAGACCGCCGGCCGCCGCGCCGGTGCGGTGAGCTGAGACGAGGACTCGCCTGTGATGCCCCTCTGGGTGCTCGATGCCCTGCGCCTGACGAGCTGCGCGCTGGCGGTGGCCATGGTGCCGGCGTCGATCGCCGCCGCGTTCATGCGGGCGCGCCCGTGGGACGAGCGGCTGATGATCCTCGGGCTGGTCGGTTTCGGGGTGCTGCTGGCCTGGGCCTACCTGCAGGGGTTGGGCACTCCCGGCTCGCCGGGGGTCGGGTGGCGGATCGCGCTGCTGGCGCTGGTCACCTCCGGTGCGACTGTCGGCTCGGTGATCCACGCTGTGCGGGAATGGCAGCGCCTGCGCCGACAGTGATCCGACCGGGCGGGCCGGCCAGCACGTGCAAGGAGGTGGGCGGCCATGTCGGTCGAGGTGGTCAATGCGGTGTTCTCGGGTCTGGTGGTGCTGCTGACGCTGTTCACCACCTCCGCGACGATCCGCGCTCGTCGGGTCGCGGTTGACCGACGGGCCTACCGTGAGCTGCAACGAGACCATGTCGTGGCCCTGCAGCACATCTATGAGCTGGAGCTTGGGCTTGCGGCTCGCGGGTTCACCCCACCGAAGCGGCCCGACAGACTGGAGAACGCCGACGATGACAGCACATCCGGTAACCCCCCTGCCCTTCCTCCCGCGCCCCAACCGAGTCCCCGCTGAGCGACCCGGCCGCCTGGTCGCTGCCGGACTGGTGGGTCTGGCCGTGGTGGTGCTGGGCGCCGGCGCGGTCCAGGCCGTGCAGGCTGGCCGGGATGCCGACCAGCGCGACCAGCTGGTGCGGGTCGTCGACCGGGCGTGCGACCAGGGCCGCGCGCCCGCGGACGTGTGCGCGGCCGGTCGGGTCGCCGCCGAGTAGACGCCCGCCGGACGTGAAACGACCCGGACGGTGCGGTGGACCATCCGGGTCGAGTCGTCCTGGAGGACGGAGATCAGGTTATCTCAGCAGTAGGGACCGGGGCAGACTCCGTTGCGGATGGTGAGTCCGCACGTGCAGGTGCGCGGACGCGGGTCGATGCCGGCGCGGCGCGCAGCCTTCGCGTGGCCGCGCTGCACGTTCGCGCAGATGCACGCCGCGCGCAGGCGCCTGCAGGCCGTGCAGCGCTGCTCGCGCAGGCGGGGTAGGCGAGGCCAGCCCATCAGCGCGGCGGGGGATCGTCGAGCTGGGCCACCAGGTTGCTCGGGGGGCCCAGTCGGGGAACTGCACCGTCAGGTCGGCGTCGTAGATCAGTCGCAGCTCGCGTTTCTCGGTCAGCAGTACCGGCCAGGGGGCGATGAACCGTCCGAGCAGCTGACTCGGGCGGGTCGCGCTCCAGGCGGACGGGGACTCCGATCGCCTTCCAGGCGCTGCCAGGCCAGCCCGTCGGGGTCGAGCACCACGGAGCCGACGGCCGGCTCGGCGGTGACTGGGCGGTGAAGGTGCGCACGGGTCACTCCTCCAGGGGTGCGGGGATCACGGTGCCGGACGCCATGACGAACAGCTGGCGCGGCACGGGAGTGGGCAGCAGCAGGGTCGGCCGGTCCAGCCTTGCGGCGCGGTCCCCCTTGTCGTGCCAGGTGACCTGCACGCCGAACAGGATCGAGCCAAGCCGCCACGGATCGCGGCCGCTTCGGCCAGCTGCTGGCGCACGGCGGTCTCGATGGCCTGGGCGCTGCCCTCGTCGCGCGACCACTCGGTCATCACGTCGCGGGTCACCGCGAGCGCCTGGCGGCGAGGCCAGCCGTCCAGGATGCGCTGCAGCAGCGTCAGCTGGTCCTCGTCGGCGGCCAGGCGGCGCAGCATGGTGCCGGTGCTGGGTACGAGCGCGTCAGTGAAGTCGGCCACCGGAGCGCCCCTCCCGCTGCACCCGGTCGAGCAGCTGCGCGATCCGCCGGCGGTCCACCTTGTCCAGCTCCCAGGTCATCAGCCAGGCCAGCCAGAGCGAGGGTCCGGCGCCGCGGGTGAGGAACTCGTACTGGCGGGCGCTGGGCATGACCTGCTCGATCGGCTGTAGGTCGGCCAGCGTGCGGCGCAGCGCGACCAGCTCGCGGGCGCGGGCGAGCAGTCCGCCGGCCATCAGTCGCACCCGCCAGCGCCGCTCGGGCTGGAGCTGCCCGAGTCGCCGCCCGAGCTGGTTGTGCCGCCGTCCCAGGTGCTGCTGGGCGGCCCGTCGTAGAACACGGGCGCGGGCGGAGCCAGGCGCGCGATCAGCTCGTCCGTGGCGCTGGTCGCGTTCGCCTGGCGTCCGGCCGGGTGGCGCGCACGCGAGCGGGTGTAGCTCGGCGCGGGCCCGGAGACCTTCGCGATCGGGATCCGCGAGGTCGCCTCGGCATCCGCGCGCAGCGCGTCGAGCGTGCTGTCGGCCGCCTGCGCACGCCGCTCGGCAGCGTCGGCGCGCTTGCGCTCGCGCTCGTAGGCCGTGTCGCAGCGCTTGAGGCCGACGGCCAGCAGCGCGGCGGCCACGATGGTCACGGCGGCGACCGCCCCGAGCGTCCAGTGCAGCCAGTCCATCTCAGTCCTCCGTGAACGGGTCGGCGACCGGGCGGGCTGCTCGGGCGCGGGCGTCGCGCTGCAGGGCCTCCTGGTGCAGCTGGCCGTAGAGCGACACGGCGAGCGCGCCGGCGGCCGCGACGGCGACCAGGCAGCCCAGGGCGAGCAGGTAGGCACCAGGGACAGCCCGACCACGCCGACGACGAGCGCCACCAGGGCGATCAGCAGGCACAGCGTACGAACGCCCTGGCGCTCGGCGTCCGGGCCGACCTGGCGACGAGGCACGTCCTTCACGGCATCCCCTGACGAGCTGCTGGGTGCGGTCGGTGAACCAGCGGACGCCGTAGGCCAGCGCGACCGGGTCGCGCATGGCGTTGGCCAGGCACAGCTCGCACAGCGCCCACCCGGCGAACACGGTCACGGCGGCGCGACCATCGCGGCGGGCACGGGGGGCAGTGTGGCGCACGGCGCGCAGAGCAGCGGCTCAGCCATCGCTGGCCGCCGCCGGCAGGTCGCGGGCCGGGGCGGATGTGCGTCGGGCGCTGCTCCGGCAGCGCGGGCGGGTCCAGCTCGTCGGCCCAGCGGCGCAGCTCGGCGATGTGCTGCTCGTCCTGGGTGATCTGTCGCACGGGTGAGCTCGCGCGCCCGTGGCGTCAGCGTCTCGTCGGCAGTGTCGGCCTCGTCGCGCAGCATCGCGGCCAGTCGGGCCGCCTGGTCGGGGTCGCGGATGAAGCTCGGGGTGGTGGAGCGTCCCATGGTGTCCTCCAGGGTGGATCGGTCAGTCTGGCTCAGTCCTCGGTCGAGCCGGCGGCCAGCTTGCGCCCGCTGGTGGTGCCCTCGCAGATCCGGGTGATCTGGGTGGCGCTCAGCCCGGTGGCGCGCCGGATGTCGGTGCCGATGCGCGAGCGGCCGGCCATCCAGGTGCGGATGCGGTCGCGGCGACGCTGCTGCACGTCGGCCAGCTCGCGCTGCAGGCGCTCGATCCGGTCGGTGTCCTCGGCGATGGCGACCAGGTCGGCGTCCAGGTCGGCGTTGCTGTCCACGTCGCTCGTCACCCCTCCAGGGTAACCCCGGGGTAGACGGGCGGTCTACCCCGGGGTGGGTCGGTCAGATCCAGCGTTCCGGATCGCGGGTGTACTCCTCGGGCACCTCTGCGACGTCCTCGACAGCCGCGCCACACGGAGCGATCTCGTTCTGGGCTTCGACCGCCAGCTCGACAAGCTCAGCCTGTTGTGCCTTCGGCGGCAGACTGTCCCACTCGGCCCGGTGGCGGACGGTCCAGGACTCTTCGGTGCCGCCTGGGCACTCGACGGTGGCGCGGATGAACACGTAGTCGTCCAGCTTGGGCATCGTCACCACTCCTTGGTCAGGTCCCGCTCGATCCGGTCGGCCTCCTCGTCGGCCAGCTCGTCCTGCGCCGGCTCGTCGTCGGGAGCCGACCAGCACGAGTCCCGCTCGCAGTCGGCGGTCCACCAGAACGGGCGACTCATCGGGTCCACATCCCGGACCCCTGTGCGGCGCGACGCACCTCGCACAGCTCGCCCTCCAGCTCGGCGACCCGGGCAGCGCTCTCGGCGGCCGCCGCGTCCACGCCTGCCAGGCGCTCGACTTCGCGCTCCAGGTCGACGATCCGGAGGGTGAGCCGCGAGCGGTCGGTGTTCCAATCGTTCTGGGCGGCCAGCGCTGTGTCGATCATCCGGGCCGCCTGGGCCTCCAGCTCGCCGATCCGGTCCTGGTCGCGGTTCCAGTCCTTCAGCAGGTTGTCGTAGTTGGCCTGAGCGTTGTCCCGTTCGCGCTCGATCGCGACCGCCCGCGCGAGCATCTCCTGTGCCGCCGCGTCGCGCGCCTCCAGCTCGGCGATCCGGGCGTTCGCCCGCCCGAGCGACTGCTGGTAGCCGACGACCTGATCCTCTCGGCGCTCCAGTGCGCTCTCCAGCTCGGCGATCCGGCGCTCAGCCCGCTCGGCTCGGTCGAGCATGTTGCCGACTCGGCGCTCGGCGTCGTCGCACTCGGTTCCCAGCTCGGTGACGCGCTCCCAGAGTTCGAACGCGCCCTCCTGTCGACGGCCGTTCTCGCCCTCCAGCTCGGCGATCCGCTGGCGCACGATCGAGACGTGGTCGCGAACCAGGGCGCGGTATGCCTGGCCTGCCATGTCCGAGTCGCCACCGGCCAGCTCCGCGAGCCGGTCCAGCGACGCCAGCGCCTGGCCGCGCTCGGCCGCGTCCAGCGTTGCGTAGACGCCTTCGGGTAGCGGCTGCTCGGCCGCCTGCTCGTCGGCCTCGCGACGCTGCCGCTTGCGCTCGTTGAACAGCCGCTCCATCGGCGCGGAGTGCTCGCCGGTCGGGCAGTTCTCCGGATTGGGGCACTCGTTGCGGAAGTGCGAGCGCGCCGGCTCGGCCTCGGCGGGCACCTCGGCCGCCGGCTCGTCGGCCTCGGTCAGCCAGGCCAGCACGGTCTCGCGCTTGCCGGTGTCGCCGAGCAGCACATAGGCCCGCGCGACAGCGGTATCGGTCTCGGTCCGACGCTCGGCCCACTTCACCGCGCCGGCGGCAGTGAAGGCGACCAGTGATCCGCACGTTGCCCGGTTGAACCCGTAGAGCCGGTCGCTGGTGCCGAACATCGACCAGCCGTGTGCGTAGTAGGTGTCGGCGAACTCGTCGCGGGCGGCCTGGCGGGGGGCGCTGGTGTTCGTCATGGGAGTGACTCTACCCCGGGTGGAGTGCGAGTCAACCCCGGGGTGACATCCCACCAGCCGAGGCGCTGCGCGGTCGGGCGCTCGATGTAGTCGGCCAGGTTGCGCAGCTGCTCGGGGGTGAACCGGCCGACGATCTCGCGGTTGCACCGCAGGCCGAGGGCGCCCCGCACGCACCGCTTGCAGCAGGTGTCCGCGTCGTGGCGGCCGGCCGCCACGCACGCGGCCTGACGCCCGTGGTCATGGTCGGTGGCTGGCTGGCGGATCGGTGAGCCGTTGCGTCTTGTGGCGCCGTGCACCTTCCCGCAGGCGCACCCGCCACCCTGGGCGGCCAGCAGCTCGGCGAACTCCAGCCTGGTGATGCCGTAGTGCTTGCCGCGTCGCCGGTCTGCGGCCCGCTCGCGTTCGGCCCGCTGCACCTCGCGCAGGTGGCTCGCGCAGTACCCGCGCGCCTTGAGCGGGCGCGGGGCGGGCGGGCGGCTGTGCACACCGACCTGGTGGCCCGGCTCGGCGTAGGCGCCGTCTCGGGGCTCCGGCAGCTCGCGGCAGCGCTTGCAGGGGTGCACCAGGTCGCGGATCCGGGCGAGCTTGAAGCTGGCCGGGCAGTTCCCGCCTGCCTCGCCGCGTCGGTGGGCAGGAAGGTGCGCGGGGCGCCGGCGTTGCCGACCAGCGCGAGCACCTTCCCGCATCCCGGCTCCGGGCAGGCGGCCCGCGGGCGTGGCACCGCGCTCACGACGACCGCCGGCCGAACCAGCGGTGCACTCGCGACCGCATCGTCAGGTACTCCAGCACGCCGAGCAGCAGCCACATGCCACCCAGTCCGTACGCGGTCGTCAGCGGGTCACCGCCCAGTAGCCAGGTCACGATCATGACCAGGAGCAGGATCGAGCCGGACACGACGTACGTGGCCGCCTTGCTGGCCGACTCGTCGATCTGGCCTCGGTGGGCCCGCTGTCATCGTCTGCGTTCATGGTGTCCTCCAGGGTGGGTCCGCCCGCCCCCGATGACAGCGGGGGCGGGCGGAGGATCGAGTCAGGCGAGGTGGCGGATCAGCTCGACGACGGCCGCCCCGGCGCCGGCGGCCATGGCGGCCGCCCCACCGGCGAGCGCGACGGCGTTCACGAGGCAGTTCTTCTTGCCAGTGGGCACGGGACCGGGCCCCTTGCTCTTGCCGCGCCGATCGGGCGCCCCGGTGCGGTAGCGAGGCTCGGCGTCGGGGACCTGCTTGCCCATGGCGGCGCGCCGGCGCTGCTCGCCCGAGCACCTGGCCGAGCAGACGTCGCCGGGAGTCAGGCTGGCGAACTGCGCGCCGCAGATGGGACAGGTGTTGACGTGCATGGGCATGGCGTCAGGCTCCCAGCAGGGTCAGCTGGCGAGCCACCCAGTCGCGGGCGGTCTGGGCGCGCACCCCGCGGGCGGCGATCCGGAACGCTTCGGCGGTCGGGTTCGGCTCGCCCGGCTCCAGCTCGCGCCGGTGGCGGCCGGGGCGCTGGGCGGGTGCGGGCGGTTGGTCGGTCGGGCGGGCATGTAGTCCTCCAGGGGGAGGCGACCGGGCCCCGAGCGGGGCCCGGTCGCGTGGTCAGCGTCCGCGGGTGGTGTCGGTGACCTGGACGCGGTGGCCGTCGGCGCCGGCGGTGCGGGCGAAGTGCTGCACGTACTCGGTGACCTGGTCGCGGTCGACGAGCGGGTAGCTGCCCTCGGTCACGGCGCCGGTGCGGCGCCCGACGATGCGGGTGCGCGCCTCGTAGCGGTGGCGGCCGGCCTCCACGGGCACGATGGTGGCGGTGGCGGTCGGGGTGGTGTTTCGCTTCGGCATGGGAGGAACTCTACCCCGGGGTGGAGCACGAGTCAACCCCGGGGTAGGGGGTGACGGTCAGGCGCGCTGGCGCCTAGCGGGCGGGCTGTCGGGCCGCGTCTTGCCGCAGGACATGCAGAACCACGGGCTACCGGGACCGTTTCCAGCAGGTCGGTGCTCGCTGTCGCCGCAGCACAACGAGTAGACGTCACTGAAGTCACTGACGCCCGAGGTGACGTAGGTGACGGACTGGGGGGCGGTGGTGTTCGTCATGGGAGGAACTCTACCCCGGGGTGGAGTTGCAGTCAACCCCGGGGTAGGTCACCGGGTCACCCAGATGTCCAGGCGCTGGCTCATGATCCGCCGGTCGATCAGCTCGGACAGCTCGCGGGCGCCGTAGCGGGCCGGTGCGGGATCTGCAGGCGGCTGGCCTCGCGCAGCTCGCGCAGCGAGGGGGTCTGCGCGTTGGTGCGCCAGACGCTGTTCGGGTGCTTGAGGTACTGATTGCGCCCGATCGCCCAGTCCTCGGCCAGCCGGCGCGCCTGGTCCAGCGTGCACCCTTCGCCCAGGCGCACGGTATCCATCCGCCCGCGCATCGCCATGTGCCCGACCCGGTAGGTGCCGGCGCGCTCCTGCATGATCGCCGCCGCACGCCGGCCGTCGTTCGCCCGGCTCACCAGGAAGGGGATCCCGGCCTCGGTGGCCAGCCAGGCTCCGTCCGAGTCGGCCACCAGCAGGTCGACGGTCTCGTAGACCGCCGGGCCGTCCAGCTTGCGCCGCCCGCCGTCCGGGTCGCGCGCGCCCACCTCGGGCGCGCAGGTGCACGGCGCGTCGCCGCAGTCCTGGCAGGGCAGCGCGTCCAGCTCGGACGTGTCCTGCTCGGCGCCCGGGTACAGCTCGACCAGCTGGCCAGCCTCTGCCCGCGCGAGGCGCCCACGACGTCGAGGACCATGCAGTCGGTCTTGCCAGTCTCCGGCGACAAGCGCAGACCGCGCCCGACGATCTGCTGGTACAGCCCGGCCAGCCGGGTGGGTCGCGCCATCAGCACGCAGCTCACCGCCGGGCAGTCCCAGCCCTCGGTGAGCACCATGACCGAGACGAGGACCCGCGTCGTGCCGGCCGCCAGGCGGGCATACATGCCCCGCCTTGCCGACGTGCTGGTCGAGCCGATCACGCACTCGGCGGCCACGCCGGCGGCCACGAACGCGTCGGTCAGCGCCTGGGCGCTGCCCACGGTCGGCGTGAACGCGATCGTGATCCGATCCGATGCGTGCTCGCGCCAGGCGGCCACGATCTGGTCGACGTCCTGGGTGACCATCTCGCCCAGCTCGGCGTCCACGTAGTCGCCGCCGCGGACCTTCGCGGTGCCCAGCTCGACGTGGTCGGCCACCACGACCCGGCCGAACGGGCGCACCAGCCAGCCGTGCTCGACGGCCCACGGGATGCCGCGCTCGAACGCGGCATCCCGGTGGAAGATCCGCCCGAGGTGGTGGCGGTCGGCGCGGGTCAGGGTGGCCGACAGCCCGAGCATGCGCCGACCCGGCTCGCGGTGCTCGGGCCCGACGCCGAGCCAGTCCAGCATGCTCACGTGCGCCGGGCTGGCCGCGTGGTGGGCCTCGTCGTACAGGACGTCGTCCCAAGCCACCCTGCGCCGCTCCAGGGCGTGCTGGGCGCGCTTGCCGCGCAGCGTGGGGGTCATGGCCACGGTGACGTCGCGCTGCGCCTGGTAGGTGCCGGCGGCGACGACCCCGACGCTGGCCGCCGGGATGTGGGCGCGGATGCGCTCGACGATCTGGCCGGTGATCTCGTCGCGGTGCGCGAGCAGGATCGGGCGGCGCCCGGCCTCCAGCGACCGGCGCGCCAGCTCGGCCAGGTAGGTGGTCTTGCCCAGGCCGGTGGCCGCCTGCCCGGCGACCAGCTCGTCCCCGGCGTCCCAGCGCGCGCAGGTCGCGTCCACGTCCTGGAGCTGGTAGTCCCGCAGGTCGATCCCGGGGGTCAGGGTGGCGGTCATGGACGCAGCCCCATGGTTCTACGGCAGGTCTCGCAGCGCGTCCTGTGCGGCCTGGCCAGCTCGCGCACGTACAGGGTGATCCAGTACGCGGAGAGCATCGCCGCGCCGATGGTGGCCAGCAGCAGGCATACCAGCGTGAAGGCCACCCCGATCCAGCTCGTGACGATCTCGGGGGTCATCGGATCAGTCCCAGCTCGCGGGCGCGCGGCACGATCTGGTCGGTCCTCTCGACGCCGAGCCGATAGCGCAGGTTCGTGATCTGACTGCTGACCGCGCCGTGGGACATGCCGAGCCGACGCGCGATGCGCTGCGGGGTCCGACACAGTGCCAGCGCGCCCAGCACGTCGGCCTGCGCCTCGGTGAGCAGCACGGGGCGGCTCATGATCGCTTCCCAATGTCGTCGGCGTCGGCGCGCAGCACCTCGGCCAGCTCGTCTCGGACCCGCTTGGGCAGCCGCACGTCCGAGAGCGCGGACAGCACGGCATCGCGGTCGATGACCTCGTCCAGCAAGGGGATCATGTCGATGGTCGGCGCCACGAACCACTCGTAGACCTGCAGGTCCGGGGTGATCCGCACGCCGAGACCCCGATCGCCCCACATCACGTAGACGATGTCGGTCTGCGGGTCCGCGCCCGCGTACGGCTCGCCGGTCATCACGCGCCGTCCGGTCCGCCGTCGCAGGCCAGCTCGCCGGGCACCAGGCGCAGTCCGGCGCGCTCCGGGGTCGGCACCGTGATCGGTCCGGACGCGAACGCCTGCAGGGCCTTCTGCTCGATGCGCTCGGCGCGCCGGCGGGCGTTGGCCGCGTGCTCGCTCCAGCGGTCGATGTAGTCATTCGCCAGCGCCTGCGCCGCGGACGCGGCGTTGATCAGCAGGTCGAACACGGGCCCGTCCAGCTGTCCGACCAGCGGCGCGCCGACCAGGTTCCACGCCCGTGCCTCGGCGCGGTAGGTCTCGGTGATGTCGTCCATCAGCTGCGCCTTGATCGCGTGGCCGGCGCCGGTCAGGCGACCCTGCAGCGCCTGGCGCTGAGCCTGCGCGCTGCGCACGTCGGCCAGCAGCTGCTCGACAGTCACGGTCGTGGTGGCGTGCCCACGGTGTCCTCCAGGGGGTTGGTCATGGGGAGAGTCTACCCCGGGGTTGAGCGGTAGTCCACCCCGGGTTAGGCGGAGACGGCGGCCGACTCCAGCTGACGCCGGCGCTCGCGGGCCGCGTCGTTCACCTCGTCCGACCAGGTGCCGCAGTGCGCCCGGTAGAGCAGCACCAGCGTCGACATGTCGCGCGCCTGGCGGACCAGGTCGAGCAGGGTCGGGGACTGCAGGCTGGGCAGCTGGGCGCGCAGTACCGGCGCAGGCACGGGGATGCCCAGGCGCTGGGCGCCCAGCGCGAGCGCGAGCGGGTCACGCTCGATGCCGATGGCCGAGAACCCCTCACGCTGCGCCGCCTGCAGGGTGGTGGCCGTCCCGGCGAATGGATCCAGCACGGTGCCGTCGAGCGGGGTGGCCAGGCGGACCAGCCACTGCATCAGCGCCAGCGGCTTGACCGTCGGCCAGCCCTTGCCGTCGATCTTCGGCCGCTCGCTGGTCGGGGCTTTGGCCTGGTAGCGGAACGTCGGGTAGAACCGGGAGGCGCCACCGGAGTCGAGCACGTCGCGCACGCCCTGCGCCCCGGACCGTTTGCGGTCGTTGTCGTGATAGCCCATGCCGTCACGCTGCGCGGGACGTTCGCCCGCCCGCAGCGTCCCGCTCTGCGCGTCCAGCTCGGTGACCACGCACCCGGGCGCGCACGGCTGCGGATCCTCTTCCGGGCCGCACTCGGGCAGGTGCGAGAGCAGGACGTTCGCGGGCCAGCGGCCGGCGGCGTGCGGCTCGAACGCTCGCTGGTCGCGCTGATCGGCCCCGTAGAGCTGGCCCGCGTTCTGTGACTGCCCCTGCGTCGTGCGGGGCACCTGGCCCGCCACCCTGCACGCGCCGATGTTCAGCGCGCCCGTTCCGTGCTCCAGGACGGTCGTCGCCACCGTGCCGGACAGCGGCTTGCGCGCGAGGACGATCGGCTCATGAGCTGGCTTCAGGGACGTGTTCCAGCCGTCCCAGCGGGCGGCGTCGAGGGTGGCGGGAGCAGTGATCTTGACGTCGGTGCCGGGCGCCTGGTTCGCGCGTTCCAGCACCTCGCCCTTGCCTGCCCATCGGTCCGGGATGACGTCGAGCACCGCGCGCTGCTCCCATGCTTCGCCCGGGGTGCCCTTGCGGCCGTTGAGTCGCCACACCTCGGCGTCCAGCCGCTCCAGTCCTAGAACGCCCCGCAGGAGCGCCCACTGTTCGACCGTTGGCACTCGCGGCTTGTGTGCGCCGTCCGCGACGACTGTCGACCAGGATTGAGCGCTACCCGCGCCGCTGTCACCCAGCCCGCACGCCCGATTCAGGTCTGATCGGGAGATGCCCCGTTCTCGCATGGCGGCCGCTATAGGCACGGTGACCGAGAGCGCCTCCAGGTGGCGGCCCATCGCGCGCCTTGTCGATCGCCTTCCCGACGTCGATCCCCTTCGGGAACCCGCTGCCGTACAACCACTGCAGCCCGTCGCGCACCTCGAACCCGGCCAGCCGGACGCTCAACCCCATCAGGTCGTAGGTGCGCGACCCGGCGAACGCGAGCAGGTGTCCGCCGGGCTTGAGCACCCGGTAGCACTCGTCCCAGACGGCCGGGGGCGGCACGAACGCGTCCCACGCTCTGCCCATGAACCCCTTGCCGTCGGGCACCCGCTCGCGGTCGCCGTTGCACCACGCGGTCAGCGCGGTCACCAGCTCGGCGGCCGGGTGCTCGCTCAGCCCGTAGGGCGGGTCGGTGATCACCGCATCCACGCTGGCGTCGGGCAGCTCGCGCAGTCGGTCCAGGACGTCACCTGCGCGCAGATCGATCACGGCCGGTCCCCGCCGGTCGGCGGCCGGCGCAGCAGCGCCTCCATCAGCTCGATCCGCACCACCGTTGCGCCGCCGGTGCGCTGGCTGCGCAGCACCTCCCACAGCGCCAGCTCGCGCCGGCGCGCCTCCCGGCATCCCGCGCACTCGCTCACGCCCGCCCCTCCAGCTGCAGCCGGCGCGCGGTAAACCGCGCCTTGACGTCGTCGTCCACGTACCCGGCGCTGTCCGCGCGGCGGAACAGGTCCAGCAGGTCGGCGATCGTGGCCGCCCGGCCCACCTCACGCAGCAGCACGTTGATCGTCGCTGCGCGCTGCAGGTGCTCGGCCAGGTCTTCGCGGACTGGCGGGGCGCCGGTCGAGGGCATGGGGCGCTCCGCCAGGACCTTGCGGTACTGCGCGGCCAGCTCCGCGGTCATGTGCGCCCCGTTGGGACTCGCCAGCTCGATCGTCACCTCACCGGGTGGCAGGTACGGGTCCGGGCACGTCATGCCATCGATGATCGGGTGGTTGCCGTCGCAGCCGGGGGCGTGCCCCTGCTCGGCCGCCAGGTCGTCGCTGGCGAGCCGGTCGCGGAACGCCTGGTCACCCGCCTGCTGGCGCTGGTACTCCGCCTCGGTCAGCTCCTGGTCCACCTCGGCCGCCAGATGCATCGGCACGTCGGGGTCCAGGCCGTCGGCCACCTCGCGCATGCGCGCCTCCAGCAGCTCGGGCGGGATCTCGGCGTCCAGGTCGGCCCGGACGATGGCCGCCTTGCCCAGCTTGCGATCCTCCAGCACGTCGCGCGCGTCGCGCACCAGCTTCTCGCCGATCGAGAGGTCCACCCAGTGCCATTCGGCGACACCACCCTCGGCGTTGGGCCTGCCCTCCTCGTCCAGGCCGGTGCCGGACGGCACATGCAGGATCAGCGCCCAGCGCTTCGAGGCGCCCACCTCGGTGCGCTCGCCGGTCTCCTTGTCGTAGTCGCGCCCGTGCGCGTAGATCCACAGCTGCACGGTGAACTTTTCGCCGAAGTAGTCCGCCGAGGACGACGTCTTGTTGTCGACGACGATCTTCTCACCGGGCAGGATGACGTCGATGACCTTGCCAGCCTTGTCGGTGACCGGCATCGGGCGGCGCGCGGTGACGATCAGGTCGTACTTTCCGGCGGCCATGGCCTCGTCGCAGACGACGCGGCGTTCGCAGTACAGCACGTCCCAGCGGCTCAGCGCGTCGGCGAACGCCCGCAGTGCGGGCACGTCCTCGTCGTCGACCGCGCCCGACTCGATCAGCTGCTCGACGGTCTCACCCTCGGCGATGCGCTGGAACAGCGAGTGCAGCGCGGTGCCGTGGTTGGCCGCCGAGTCGGACTCGGCGAACGCCTTGGCCTTGTCGAGCACCTCGTACAGCTCGGTTTTCTGGTCCGGGCGCGAGTAGCCCTCCACGGCGCGGGCGCGCTTGGCCAGCGTGCGCGAGCGCACCACCCCCCATAGCGCGACGGCCGCCTTCCAGCGGCTGAGTCCTTCCTGATACTCCAGCGCGCCGCCCAAGGTGCTGGCGCGGGTGTAGGGCACCAGCTCGTGCACGGGGTTGCCGTTGACGTCGCGCGGGACGACCCACCGGCCACCGACCAGCTCGGCGCGAATGATCTTCGGGCGCTTCCAGCGGTCGCGCGGGAAGTCCTCGAAGTCGTCGCGCTTCGCCCCGCCCGGGTTGGCCGGCGCGCGCGCGTCGATGTTCTGTACGGCCATCGGTCAGTACCCCATCTCGTCCAGAGAGGTGCCGGTGAACGGTTCGCCGGCGTCCGCCACGATCGGGCACAACGCGTGAGACCAGCCGCCGCACTGGTCGGCGCGGATCAGCTCGCCCTCGTCGAACTCGTCGCCGCACTCAGAGCACTCGCCCGAGTAGCGGGCAGGGAAGGCCGGCGGCTCCGGCTCGTCGACGTTCTGCACGGCCATCAGAACCACCTGTCGGGGTCGGCGCTGCCGTACGGGCCGCGCCCCTCGATCTCCAGCTCGGCGGCCGCACCGACGACCTGCGCGGCCGGCGGCGCCCACGGCCCGTCATCGAGCAGCTCGCAGACCCGGTCCCAGGTCGTCGGCTCGTCGGACTCGAACTGCTCGCCGAGGTCTGGGTGCAGTTCCCGGAAGGTCATCGCCGCCGCCACGACCGCATCCCGCCAGCGGCACAGCGCCACGAACATCTCGCCATCGCCATGGACTGGGCACTCCTGCTGAGGGCCCTCGTAGCTCTCGGGTTGAGCGAGCACGGGCACAGCGGCGCGAGCTGGTCGATGACCCGCTGGCAACTCTGGCCGACCTGCAGCACGCTGCGCAGGCTGAGCAGCTCGGAGCGCCGAAGCCGCCAGGTCGCGGTCTCGGGGAGTCCGGCTATCTCATCGTCCACCCCACGCGATCGCCTGGCCGTGGTCCATGGTCATGTCCTCTCGGTCTGGTCGGGTGCGGGCACGCAAGTGGTCTCCACGCGCACCAGCGGCGGTGAGCAGGACGCGACGAGCACGACCAGCAGCACGATCAGCACAACCGCGATCCACAGGGGGTAGTTGACGCGGCTCACCCGCCGCCCCCGGTGGCCGGGCGGCGCGAGTGGTCGAGCGCAACGGGGCGATGCTGCTCGGGCGCGGTCGGGGGCTGGGGGGCGGATCCTGCCGCGGGCGTACCTCCACGCCGGCGCGCGGGAAGACCTGGCCGAACCCGGCCGGCGGGAACGGCGCCTGGCCGGAGTGGATCGCCTGCTGCAGCTCGCGCCCGGTGCTCACTCCGTCGTCGTAGCTGCGCCGGCGGATCTCGGCGACGTCGTCGGCCAGCAGCACCAGCAGCGGCGCACCACCCAGCGCCG